TCATGCCGCCTCGCTTTCCGCCGTCTCGGCAACTTCCTTGGGCTGGAAATCCTTCCAATCCACGCGGCGGACAATGGTGGCGCTGCCGTAGTTTCCGGCCTCGTCACGTTCCCAAACGAACCACGCCGTATTCATGCGGCTGCTGGCTTTGTTGCCGTCCCATCCGTCGCGGTGCATCATCGGAAGGCGGCGCTTGAAAACGTAGACGCGGGCGGGTGGGCAATCATCCATGACGAAGTTGCGGTCATCGTCCGCGAACCCGCAAAGGAAATTCAGATTGAGCAAAAGCGCCATTTTGCGCGGCTTGTAGACGCGCAGGGCGTAGGCCACGAAGGCATTGAGTATGTCGCCGTAAGGCGGATTGGTGACGATATCGTATGAGCCGGCTTCCGGCGGCTGCGAGGTCAAGAAGTCCTGCACCGCCTGCAATTCGCCGTTGCTGTCCGCCGTGCCGTAATCGTTGATATCGGCAAGCATGACGCCGTAGTGAAATGCTTCCAGCATCCGCGAGATGGCACCACGCCCGCAGGCTGGTTCCAGCACGCACGCGGTAAATTCTTCCAGCGCCAGCAGCGTAAACATCGCTTCCGGCGGCGTCTCGTAAAGGTTCGCCCCCCGCTCTTCCTTCGTGGCGCTGGCCGTGCCGACCGCCGCGCGAAGATTGGCCTTCGTCGGCTCCAGACCAGCGGCGAGACGCGCCTGAATGGCCCGTTCGACAATGCCGGGTTCACGATGTTCCGCCGCTGCGAGTTTGCGGGCGTCATGAATTTCCTTGCGGGAAAGCCCGGTATCGACCGCCGTTAACCCGTTTCCATCGGAAACGGGTTTTGGCCTGCCGCCCTTGGAAACTTCACCCGCCGCCCGCGCCTCGTCCCATTTGTCGGCAATAAGGATTTTCGCGCGGGCTTCAATCAACAACGCGTCGGCCTGCATGCGCCGGGCCTTGGCGACCAGCTTTTCGGTTGCGCCAATCTGTTCGGCGAACTGCGCGGCGGTTTTCGCCTGATTATAGGCGACCGAAGCGACGATGCGGGCGTTCATTACGTCGCCTTCATCCAGCAGCGCCCGCGCCCGCTCCACCGTGGCGACCAGACCGGAAGCATCCGCGACCGGCACCATGGCGGTTTCCGTTTCGCGTTCCGGCATGTCGCCCGGTTCAGCGATACCTTCCAGCATCGCCAGCATTTCACGGGCGCGGTCGGTCGGGTAATAGGTTTTTCCGTCCTTCTTATCCCGCGTCAGGTAGCCGTTGCTGACAGACTTGTTTGCGGCAACACCCTGCTGTTGCGATTCGACCGTCACCGCACCGTCGCGAACGGCGGACGCGATGACGACAAGGGCACTCGGGCCGGGCTTGGGGAGCTTGACTTGCTTGTAAGGGGCCATCAGTGCGCCCTCATCAATCGGTCAAGATATGCCTGCCCCAAACCGGTCAGTTTGGCGGTGTCGCCATCTGCGGTAATATGGACATACCCGCAGCGGCGGCACTCTTCGGCGACGATATGGACGGCGAGGCCGAGAATGGACAAATCCACTTTCCCGCCCTCGAATTTCACATGGCGCAAAAAGCCCCTTGCACGGTCGGACAAGGGGCGATTCATCAGTTCAGTGATAGCCGGGTCAGTCTGGCGCGTCATTCCGCACCCCCGACGACACTCAGCTTATGACCGCCCTTGGCTTTCACGCTGGCGAGCGCCTTCCGCAGCGCGGCCAACCCGACTTCCAGTTCCGCCGCGTCCCGGTCCATCTTCGTGGCTTCGGCAGGCGTCACCATCATGTCGGAAATCGCGACAGCACCGCCGGAGATCAAATCGCCAGCCTTTCGCACCATGTCGGAATAAGCAACGACAACGCACTGTTCGGCGGCGCGCTCGCTTTCCGGGTCCGACAGCCGCCGCCCGTTCAGTTCGGCCATCGCGGAAGTGACGACCGGCACGCCGCATTCGCTTTCCAGCGCATAGACAGCATGCAGCGGCATCAATTCCGGGTCGGTCGCGTTGTTCATGCGCCCGATATGGCTTTTCGAGATCGAGGAAATGTCCGCCGCACGCTCGATACCGCCCACGAGGCGGATAAGGTCACGTTGCGCGGCTTTGATACGGTGAAACCATGCACTTGAAATCATGAGACAATACCTTTCCCGCGCCGGGAAAATCCCGGCGTTTTTCCCGTGGTGGGAATTGATTGGAGATGAGAGTTTCAGGGCGTCAGGAAGTTACGGAGGCCCACATGCAAAACGAGAGTTGCCCGCGCCGGGCGAGAAGAAGGGAAGCGCGCCGGCGCGGGTCGCAGCAGGCCGGGAGGATTGGCCGCGCGAAAGGGAAAAGACGCCGCTCATTCTGCGGCCTCCAGATGGCGATTAGCGAGATTGAACGCGCGAATTATCGCGCTCGCGGTAATCGCTCCATTTGTGACGTTCTCAATTTTCTCGATGAACTGCGGGCGCGGCAAGATGAGGCATGCCTCCCATCGCGACACCATGCTTTTGGTCGCGCCAACAGGGCTTCCGAACGCTTCTTGCGTCAGATTCTTGTCGCGGCGATATGTCGTGATCGGATGTTCCATAGCCAACAAGTTTCACAACTTGCAACTTTTTGCAAGAGGGCAATGTGTCAACTTGAGCCGACGAATTCACCACTCAATAGGTTTAGAGTTGCACTATGAGCAACATTGAGCGGATACATTCCGGCAAAACGCCGCAGCGAATCCACTTCATTCCAGAGTGGGCGGAAAAACGCCACCTGAAGCAAGCAGACATCGCGCGGGACGTTGATGCTGACAAAGGGCTTGTTTCCAAGTGGTTTAAAGGGACGCTTCCCAAACAAGAGTATCTTGAGCGCCTCGCCGCGCTTTTCGGCACGGACGTCCCCGGCCTATTCCGGCACCCCGACGACGATTGGCTTGCTCAGTTCTTCCTAGACAGGACTGAAGAGCAAAAAGAAAAAGCCATTTCGATGCTGAAATTGCTTTTCGAGGACGCCGATTCCAAGGTCAAAAAGGCCAAATGAACCCGCGCCGTCGCTGCGATTAAGCGAATCACACTGCAACCAAGCGTCAAACAATAAGCCGCGCGCCTTCGGGAACGCGGCTTTGTTGCATGTTGTTTTTGAATGAGTTGCACAACGTGAAACTTTTTCTCTTGCGTTAGGTTTCACGTTGTGCAACTTTTGCCGCCATCCGAACCGCTCAACCCCTTGGCGGTCCGGGCAGACTGCCGGGCGGCGCACCCTCGAAATGTGAACAGGCCGCCCGGTTTCCTCAACGAAAGAAGGATGGAGCCTTATGCTTGCAGTGTTCAAAAACCTCGTCGGAGACAAGGCAAAGAAGTTTTCCGGCAAGACCGATTTTCTGGAAGCGGTTTGCGCCGCGTCCGCACTCGTCGCCACCGCTGACGGCGAGCTTGACGACAAGGAGCTTCTGGCCGCTGTCGCCGCCGTAAAGTCCAACGCCGCCCTCTCCGGCGCGTTCGATGCCAGAGCCATCGAAACCACGATGGACAAAATGTGCAGCCGCGCCGTGGGCCGCGTGGGCAAGGCCGGTCTCTTCAAGGAAATCGAAGACATCAAGGCTGACCACGACATGAGCGAAACAGTCCTCCTGGTCGCGCTGGACGTGGCAGACAGCGGCGGTATTTCCGACGACGAAAGAGCGGTCCTCGCAAAAATCGCGTCCACTGTCGGGCTTGATCCGGCCAAGTACCTCTAACCATGGCGACCGCGAAGAATATCGCCTTGGCGACGGCGGCGGGCCTTCTCGTCACCATGCAGGCCCTCTTCTTTTCCTTCGCCATGGACCTCGTTTCCAGCGTCCTGCTGGTCGCAATCGGCTTCGTCGCAGGCCGCTTGTCCCGCTGAAAAGCCCTCCTGAGCACGAGGAAAAAGGCTCGCACCAACCCAACCCCATCCGGAGAGCACGACATGCAGGAACGTAAACGCGAAGAAAAGCAGATCATCGGCGACATGGCCGACGAAATGTTGCGCCTTGGCGAAGGCTGCACCGAAGACCAGATCGCCATCCGCTTCACCCGCGCGCAGATCAAGGAATATGGCGAAGAGGCGCGCGCCCTCGCCAACCTGCTTTCGCAGCGTGACGCGGCTTGATGCCGTTTGGCGATGGCCTTCGGGCCATCATCCAACAGCATCACCGGAGCGCCAACCATGGCAAACATAGCAGCGCAAATGTTCAACGACATGACTTCCTTCGTTCGCATGGTGCGACAGCCGATCTTGAACCAGCACACGGGATGGACCGAAGAAGCGGCCCAATCTTTGCGAGCGGCGCGAAACTACTTGCGCGAGCTCGCGTCCGGCTCAGTCTCGCCACGATATGCCCGCGAGTTTCGCAACCACGCGCGGCTCAAAATTCTGCATGCGAAAAACTGCCGCTTCCGTGCGGCGCTGGATGGCAGACGCCTGCCGTAACACATCCGCTCCGGTTTCCGCCTCACGCGAGGCGGCTTCCCGAACGGATGGAGGTAGCTTTGATCCAGATTTCCCCGATGTACCCGCTTAACCGCCAGCAGCTTGGCACATTCCGCAAGGAACGCGAGCAACCCTATTGCCGCTTCTTTCTCGCCTGCATCGCTGCGGTTCTCATCCTTTCGATTATCGGCGGCGCGGCGCTTTGCGCAACCCGGCTGGCTGAAATCGAACGCTACCACGCCGCCGCCGCGCGCGTGTGACCTTCCTCCAAACCGCAAGGAACCATTCGCATGAAGAAAATACGCGATGCCTCCACCATCATCGGCATGCTGGAAAACGGCCAGCTTAACCCCGCCTTTTCCGCCGAGATCGGTCAGACGCTGGAAAAGCTTTCGGACATGTCCGAAGCGAACCCTATGCAGTCTTTCAAGGGTTCCGTGACCCTGAAACTCTCCCTGTCCGTCAAGGACGGCATGGTGACGATTGCCGCCGACATGGAATCCAAAACCCCGAAGCTGCCGCGCAAGAACTCGGTCTTTTGGGTTGTCGAAGACGGCGCGCTTTCGACCGAGCATCCCCGCCAGCACGACATGTTTTCGCCGCGCGAAGTCTCCGCAGGCTGATTTCCCAACCTTAGCAACCGCGTCCGGCCAGTGACCGGCGCACCAACAGAGGAACCAAAATGGACCAACTCACCCAAACCGCCGTCGCCGAAATCGCAAAGCTCGCGGCGCAGACCAACGCCGCGATTGTGCAGGTTCCGGCACCTGCCGACTCGAAGGGTATTCCCCCGACCGTCCCGGCGCTGCTGGACCCGACCAGCGGCAAGCTGTCTGACGTGTCGGCAGTCTTCGCGCCGTGGCGCACCCGCCCGGAGCGCAAGCAGGGCACCGCTAATGTTGAAACGTTGGATTCCTTCGTCAAGCTGGTCGAGCGCCACAAGACGGACAACAGCGTGATCTTTGCAGTGACGGACTGGCGCACCCCCGCCTTCACCGCCGTCATCGACTACCACGGCGGCGACCCGGACAACGGCAAGCACCGCGTGCACTACGCGTTCCCGCTTTCCGAAGAATGGAAAGCTTGGCAGGGCATTCATGGCAAAGCATTGTCTCAAAACGAGTTCGCGGAATTCATCGAAGACCATATCGCCGAACTGGCCTCGCCGGACTCTGACGAGGTGAAAGACCTCGAATTGCTTTTCCGGGCGAAGATTGCCTATCCAAATGAACTGGTAGTGCTTTCGCAGGGCTTGCAGATCAATGCGGAAACCCGCGTCAAGACGGCTCTGAAACTGCAAACCGGCGAAAGCCAGATCGTTTTCGAGGAAGACCACAAGAACGCCAACGGCGACCCGATCACCGTGCCGGGCGTCTTCGTCCTCAACATCGCGCCGTTCTTCCAGGGTGAAAGCATCCGCCTGCCCGTGCGCCTGCGCTACCGCCTTCGTGAAGGCACGCTGTCGTGGACGTGCATGCTCTACCGGCCCGACATCCACATCACCAAGGCCGTCAACTTTGCCCTGCACGAAACCGCTGCGGAACTTGCCCTGCCGAAGTTCGCGGGCAAGCCGGAAATGTCGGCGTAAACCACCCGGAGCGCGGGCGGTTGCCGCCCGCCTCCATCCAGCAGGACGGAGCAAGAACATGAAACAGCAGCAAACCGACAGCCAGACCGAAGCCCGAAAGCCGTTGTTTCGTGTCCGCTTCTATGACGGCTTCACCATCACCACGACCGCCGCCAACGCCCTGCGCGCCGAACAGAAGGCCCGCCGCCAGCGCCCCGGCTTTGTCGAATCCGTCCGCATCATCAATGGAGTTCACTATGCGAAGTGATGACGTGATCCGCTTTTTGACGGCTACGCTTGACGTGTATCGCATGACCGCGCGCCGCACAGGCCGCACCACGGCGATGCTTGCTGCCGCGCAGCCGGGCGACCTCATTATCGTTGCAAAAGAAAACGAAATGATGCGCCTGCGGAAGAAGCTCGCCGTTACGCACCGAGACAAAGAAATCCAAGTGATCGCAATGAACCCGCAGCGGCTTGAGCATCTCGGGCCTATGCGCCGGAACTATCGCACCATTCACTTCGATCACGATTGGCTTGAGCTCTTCTATCAGGGTGCGCTCTTTTCCGCATCTTCGGCCCTCTACTTCTTTTCCCAAGAATGCACTCTGCCAGCCACTCCGCCGCCCAAACCGCCGCGCGATGCCAACTTTGAGCTTTCGCGCTTCCAGCTTGGCAAGCGCAACTTGCCTTTCGAATAGCAGGAGCCACCACCATGACCGAACTGAAATATCTTCCGTCCGCATGGCTGGACGAATACATTCCCGAGCCACAGGAAAACCCGGACAGCTTCATTTCCCGCACTGGCGAAATGTGGTTCCTTCGCCCGCCCGAAGACGTCCACGATGATGAGACCTATTCGCAGCGCTTGCAGCATGGCGATATCATCATGTTCGATGAAAATCGCGTGTTCGGCGATTTCGTCTTGACCGTCGATGCTGACGGAACTTGGAGAACTGATTTCTATGTTCCGCCGGAGGCCAATTGCTTTCGCTTCGAACGCGACAGCGACACGATAGCGCATTCGATTGAAGACCTGATTTCATCGTGCGAGATGAAGGAAGGCCAATACGATATCGATGCCTATTGGTGGTCGGACTATGAAGTTCCGCTTCGCTTCGTTGTGGATGGCGATACGGCGCGGTTCGCGCGGATTGAGGGCGAAGCATGACGCCCGAACAGCTTTCAGTTCTTGCCGCCCTGCCGCAACTGGCGCTGTCGGTCCGACAGCCGTGGGTTCACTGCATTTTCAACCTTGGCAAGCCGGTCGAAAACCGGACGTGGGCGACGAAGTATCGCGGGCCGGTCTGCATCCATGCCGCCAAGGGCATGACGGCGGAAGAGTGGCTTGACGGTCTTTATGTGGCCCGCGCCGCCCTGCCCGAAGGCCATACCGGGCCTGCATTTCCGGGCCGAAAAGATGAACGTCGCCTGCCGCGCGGCGGCATCGTCGGAACCGTAGAAATCGTGGATTGCGTCACGCGCCACGAAAGCCCGTGGTTCTTCGGCCCTTACGGCTTCGTGCTGGCAAATCCCAAACCCTGCGAATTTATCCCGGTCAAAGGCGCACTTGGCTTTTTCGACTGGCGGAAAAACCTTGAGGTCGCCCCATGACAGACATCATCAAAGCAGCGAAGAAGCTTATTGATTGCCTTGAATTCGACATGAACGGCGCAGGCGGCAAGGGTGGCAACGGCGGCTTGCTGTCCGACACGACATTGCGCGCCGCCCACGATCTGCGCGATATCATCAGCCGCGAGGCGTACAGTCCCGCCGTGCAGGCCATTGCCGCCGAACGTCGCCGCCAGATCGAAAAGGAAGGATGGCTTCCAGAACACGACGACACCCACGTAAATGGAGAACTAGCGCGGGCAGCAGCCGCTTACACCCTTGGACTTTACGCGCTGACCGGCGCTGTTCAGTCCGGCAAAAGATTTTTGCCATGGGCGAAAACACTCTGGCCTTGGGATTTGAAGTGGTGGAAGCCGAAAGACCGGGAACACGATCTCGTGAAGGCGGGCGCGCTTATCGCCGCCGAACTTGATCGGCTGTACCGCGCCGCGTCTCCCACCCCACAGAAAGGCGGTGCGGCATGAACTTCGCGATCCTTCGCACATACACAACGCCCTACCACCAATGGTGCGGACAATACGCCGCTGAAATTTCGGTGGGTCGTTATCGATGCACTTTAGAAGGCGCGCCCACTTCCGAAAGGGCGATTATCGAAGCACTGGGGCTAGTCTACCGCGCATTTCGCGACCCGAAGCTACTGGCTGCTATCTGCGAAGCAATCGCACCTCAAGACCGCAGCTTAGTCTCCGAGGCGATTGAGAGCGAGAATCGATGGAGGCCGCATGGCACAGGCCGGTAACCACTCAAAAAAAACGCGCCGCCCGACACTTCGAATTCGCGACGTAAACGCTACGCTCGAAGCGCTCAAAAAGAACGGCATGACCCCAACCGCGCTGGACACATTGCCAGACGGCACATTTCGATGGCATTTTACGCCACCGGCACAGAACGACGAAGACGATCTGGACCGCGAACTTGCGGAGTTTGACAAGAAGCATGGTTACAGTTGAGCTAAAGGGCATCCACACCGTAAGGGCCAAGGGCAATGTTTATTATTACGCTTGGCGCGGTGGCCCAAGGCTCGACGGCCAGCCGGGAACGGCGGCATTCATGGCATCCTACAACGAAGCCATCGCCAGCCGCATGGAACCCGAGAGCGGACGCTTCCGCTCCATCGTCACCCACTACAAAGCAACCGAGTTCAAGAAGCTCGCCGATTCCACGAAGCGCGTCTGGTCGCCGTGGATTGATCGTATTTCCGAATACTTCGGCAATCTCAGCATTGCGCAGTTCAACCGAGCAGACAAAATCCGCCCTCGTATTCGCCAGTGGCGCGGCCAGTACAGCGAGACACCGCGCGCCGCAGACACTGGCATGCAGGTGCTTTCCCGCATCCTGTCCCATGGGGTCGACCCGATGGGCAAGCTTAGCGCCAATCCAGCCGAAGGGATAAAGCATCTTTACAGTTCCGACCGCTCAGAAATCATCTGGACGGATGCCGACATTGCCCAGGTGAAAGCGGAATGCTCTGACGAGGTGAAATGGGTTATCGACCTCGCCGCTCATACCGGCTTGCGCGTCAGCGATCTCCTTAAACTGTCATGGTCACATGTCGGCCCCGATGCCATCATCATTTCGACCGGCAAGAGCAAGCACAAGCGGGAGGCGATAATACCGCGCTACGACGCCTTGAATGAAATTCTTGACCGCATCCCCAAGCGCTCACCCGTCATTCTTACCAGCTCCAAAAAGAAGCCTTGGAAGCCGAGCGGGTTAAATACGATGTTCTGGCGGGCGAAAGAAAAGACAAACATGCTGGAACGCGATCTGCATTTCCACGACCTGCGAGGGACTGCCGCGACAAAGTTTTATATCGCCGGCCTGTCGGTGCGTGTGATCGCCGAAATAATGGCGTGGGAGGAAGAGACGGTCGAGAAAATTATTCGTCGCTACGTGGGCCGAAATTCCGCGACAAAAGACATGATCCGGCAGCTAAATGAGGCGCGAAACACACGCCCCGCGCCTTAGTCCAACTCAATCTTGCAACAAGATTGTTTCGCGAAGAAGCTGCCAGCGCTCGCTCATGACCGTGCGCACGTACTCAACAGGCAATTGGACGGCCTCAGCCAGCATTTCATCGTCAACACGCTTTGCGATGTAAGCGCCCATAATTTCCTCACGTAGACCGAATGGAAACAAAATCGCCAAGGCCTTGTAAATCGCGAGATCGTCAAAAAACCATTGCAAATCGTCGCTACCAGTATAGCGACGACTTTTATCCGCCAGTTTTTCGCCCAGTTGTACAACTTCATGCGGTTGACTTGTTCGCACCACAGCGGAGTCCAGCACATGCACCAGTTCTTTGCAACAGACCAAACGTTGCCAGCGCAGAGGTTGTTGGGTGCTGTAGATCACCATGATCATCCGGCCCGGCATCACGATAGACCCCTCCGAGGGCTCGTGATGGTAGCCGTAGTGCGTGCCTCGCAGGACATTGGCGGGCAAATTCACGCCCTTTACAGCCAATCCCGACGTAAGAACCTTCTTGCGGAATTCGCCAACAACCTCGTTCATGGGAACAGGAATTTTACCAAGACCCTCAAAGTGGCGAATTAATTTCGATACAGACACCAGCGACTCCGCAAAAAAAATCCGGGCAAAGATGCCCGGATTTACTAATAATATAGCTCAGATACTAGAGGCTCTGAACATATTCCCCAATAGAAATGGACTCACGTCCATCGCCCGGAATATCATCGCCCGAGTCAGCAGCAAGCGCTGCCTTGATCGCTGCTTCGCCAGCCTCAAATAGCTGGTCAGCGGACACGCAATCAGGTCCGGGGAAGAACTTCAGGTTATCAAGAACCCTTCCCTCCGCAAAGAGGAGCGAAAGGAACTTCGTATCGCTCACTGTCAT